ATGAAGTAGCCCTTAGCTTCCACAATGACCCCATTCGGTAGAATGAAGTCAGGCTTGTAGGTTCTAAAGACCGTGTATGTCAGCTTCTCGGTCTCGTAGGAGAAGGCAACGCCCATCTTCTCAAGAGTGTGCGCCACCTTCTCCTCAAATCGAGAACGATACCCTTCCTTAGAACGGTGAGACCTTCTCCTCTGCATCATCAGCAAGGACTTCTCCGAAGGTTTCCCCGGTCGTGGTGTAGCCGTCATCCGAAGCGGAGAAGCCGCTGCCCCCGCTGCCGCCTGACGAGTATTCAACAAGCTCAAGGACTTGGGCTTCTCTCAGGCGAAGGGTGTAACCCCACCCCTGAGAAGAAACAAACCAAGGATTGAATGTCATACTCATCCTAATCTTGGAACCGGAACCAATTTTTGGTTTGTCCAAGATAGGCTTAACCTGACTGTCGAACAGTGGAACGGTGAACTCTAATGTTTCTCCGTTGCGCGTAACAACCTTCGCCTTTTGCTTGGCGAAGATTTCAAAGTCCCCATCTGGTGTGATGCGGACTGGAGTAGAGGGCGCTTTGCGAACCTCTTTACCTTGCTTGTCGCACTCCGCTTTGTAGGCGGCGTCGGCAAGCGGGTCTACTTGCTTCTTGAAGTCTTCAAACTCCTTCTGCGTAACGTGTATCTTGCAACTGTAAACCCCGGCCTCGTCAAAGGCGGTGTCGGGGTGAACGAGTTTAGGATATACGGCGGTGCCCACAGGGCTGACTAGTTTTGTAGCATTCTTGCTCACTTTATTGTGTTTGTTTGTGTTGTTTAACTGAAGAGATACCGACTATGTTTGACTGTAGTTGGGTCAAAGTTTCCATACTCTGGTATCTCAGGAAACTCCAACTCGGGGTTGGAGTGCCGCAAGGAATTATCAAGCTTCTCCAACAAGTCAACCTCAAAAATACCAGAGGCTGCGTCCCTGATGGAGTCGGCAAGGGTCTGAGACTTGTTGGAGTGCGTCCCAAACGAATCATGAATACACGAAAAATCCCATATACCACGGGCGTTCGCTTCGATTACTGTCTTGGTGAGTATGCTTGCGTCAATGCTATGAACAAAGTTTGGAGAAATCCCTTGCTTGGCTCTCGCTAGGCTCAGTTCGTCGGTGCTGTCCCTGAAGTTTACCCACGTCGCCTCCCCCGCAATCTGGGTTGAGACAGACTTGCTGATTTGCTTCGTGTAATGCTGAAGCACAGGGAACCCGGTGGGCGTTTCCCATGACACATCCTTACCCGCTCTGGTGAGAACCTTGGCGACCTCTTGGAGATACTTCATGCACTTGGTTGGGCGGTCGAACACTTCGTGGATGGCTTGCCAAACAAACTTAGACAAATAACCAGTAACCTTATACCTCTCCGCTTCGCTGAACGGGTTCTTGGCGTGGTCTTTCCTGATGCAGTCCTGATACCACTCATCAACATACGCCCTGCACGAATAAAACGTCCCGCCATACGGGTAAACCATCGTGGGTCTCTTGGTAGCCTTGCGGTCAACACCAAACGCTACCCACTTACTCGCTGTTGAGTTCCCGTCTTCGGCGTCCTCCTTGAGCTTGTCCATTACGAGGGCGGCAATCACAGCGTAGATGTCTTGGGGGAATGGTGTGGGTGCGGCGTTGGTTGAGTAGGCTGTCTCTTCACATCGCGTTAGGCACGCCAGCAACTGCAACCCGTTATTGGTTGCGTCCTGAGCGCACGGTAGCTTTGTCTTAACAGAACCACTCCTAATAAACTCAGCCCACTCAAAACACCACGCCAAGTGTTGCCACGGCTTGTCTGCTTCCTTCCACTCAAGGTATCCCATGGGGTCATCAGCCACGGCGCACGCTTCGGGTGCGTAATCATATGCCCACTTCTCTCGCTCCTCTAAGGTTGCCTTATCGAACCCATAAGTATTCGCCCCGTGTATGGCTAGCCAACGAGCAGGTTCGCTGTCCTTTATTTTCTCATCCCTGAAGAACTGAAGCAGCCCACGGGACGGGTCCGCATTCTGCACGTTAAGGAAGGCTGGGATGTTGTAGACGCGCCCTCTCCAATCGACATTAGAAGGAAAGAAAAAACGATTACCCTCAAACTTCTTAGCCAAGTGCAGCACCTTGGCCGTGAGTAATCGACGTGACTTGGTGGACAGGTTGAGGTCGTATATTTTTGCCGCCGCCCTGCGCCAGTTCGTGTTGGCTTCCTTGTTTGTCTTGAAGTCCTTTGGAACTGGAGGGAATTCCTCGTCCTTCCTGTTCGGGATGTCGCCTATGGTTACGTTGTGGTCCCAAGACCACTCCATCACCTCCTTAACCCGCGAGTTGATTTCCCACGGCGTCTGCTGGATGAGGTTGACTGCCTCCATAGGCTCTTTGAGCGGCCCTGTGATGGAGCGGAGATGCTCCATGTTAGTGCTCTTGATAAAAGATACAGGAGGTAGTCTTTCGTCGTCCGGGTAACCGCCTGACCATACGTTTGTCCACGGCTCAGGCGTTTCGACAGTAGGTAACCAAAATGGTTCGACCAGTTCTCTCTTCTCATTGTAGTCCTCAATCCATTCAAGGAGTTCTTGGGTGGGAGCAACGAAGCGTGTAGGCTTTCTTCCCGCCCGTTCCAATATGTAAACGTATTCAATTAAACCAGTGCAGTATCTAAATAGTTCTACAGCATTTAGTCCCATGTTTAGCTTGTCTCTTACTCCCCACTTCTTGAACTCAGGCATTAAACCCTTAGCTGCTTCGTTTTTCATCGAAGAACGGACATGGCGTGTCTTTGCGTTAAGCCCCCTGCGTCTCCTAGCCCCCAAAAGAATCCCTTTTCCTTTTGCCTCATTATTTTTTACCAAAAACCTACAGCGTAATTCGTCCTCAATACGCGCTCCAAGAAAAATAGCGACCTGAGACAATGAACGCCGCTTGGTAATGCTGTCTATAATGGATTTTACCGCAATGAACGCCACAATCTTAGCGTCAAGCTCTTGAATATCAATCTGGTAGCGAGCGGGAGTTGCATATGTAACTACAGCCTCTTTCCACTCTTTTATTTTTTCAGTAAAAGCAGGGAGAGCGCCCCTCATTAAAGCCTGCCCATAGCGCGTCTCAATCTCTGCTCCTCGCTCTTTTGCGTTCTCTACTTTAGACCTATACCTACCCACCCCTAAGGTGAGCATATCTTCGTTTAGTTTTAACTGCGTCAGGTGTCCCACGGTAGAACGTGATATGACGATTTAATCGACACGTCAAACCAATGTGTCGAACTGCGCCTCAAAAATCGACATACGCCGGGCGCAATCAATGATAGTAGGACGGGCGCAATCAATGATAGTGGCCCCGGTGGTGGTGGGGGTGTGGGGTTTTTGCGTGTATAAGGTGGCTACCAGGGTTTGGTTTTGTAGTAATTAAGAGTGGGCCTGGGTTTTGCAGTTGATTAGCGGACAAAAAAAGGGCGCTAGTCGTTTATAGACTAGAGCCCTTTGTAGAGATTATTCTCCGAGACCTTTGAATACCTTTAGGAGTATAAGAACTAGAAAGATATAAGGTATGATTATAAGGTAATTAACCAGTAATTCGATGAGGTTTTTAATTGTCGGACATAACTTAGTGGAGTTTGTAGTTTACGTTGGGCACGCTTTGGTCCCAACAGGCTCTGCACGTTCCACAGTTGTTGCCTTGTGATAAGGCGGGACAATTAAAGGCAGAGCGCTCACGCCCAACGGTGCTTGTTGTTATTTTAGTGCCTTGTCCTAGCGAAGGACGTGGCGCTCTTTGCCCGACCATATTAGCTGATATCCTTATTACAAGGTTATTGGCTGTATGGGGTTTTGTGGAATACCATTGTTTAACCATATCGAGTTCTCTGGTTGGTAGCCAGAAGTCGATATTGGGCAATGATAGTGCAATAGCGTTGATGGCATTAAGATGCTCAACGCTTTGAATATCTCCGCTGTCGTGCCAACGGAAGTATCCGCTATGCTCCTTTCGACTGATGAGTTCGGTTATGAGAACTTGCCATTCCGTAGTGTCGGAAACAACAGCGTCTAGTCGCCTATACATAGCGG